AGCTGTTCTAACAGCAGATAGTGGATTTTTAATACCTTCAGTAAACGATACCGTAAGTGGTGTTGATTTAACCGCAGGAGCAAAAGGAGCAAATTTAGGTTCCTTAGTTAGTGGTGGTGGAAGTGTTCCAGAAAAAACAATAAAAGTAGAGTTTACTGGAATACCCTCCAGAATCCCGATTGAATTAAACGGTAAAAATATGGGAGACTTTAATTGGAAAGGTCTAATAGGTGACAACCTATTCATGCAAAACTTAAAATCACAGTTAATAGAAACTAACCTAACTACCGCTTCAGGTATGAATAATGAAAGAGAGTTAGCTAGGTATGATAGTATGGTATAAGTCTAAGATTTCTATTAACGAATATTTATATTAATAAATAAGACAATATGCCAGGGTCACCACAAAATAATAATTTTTCTTCATTAAGTTTTTCAGGTACTAAAGCACTTAGAGATTTACTTTTAACAAAAAATTTACCTAACCCAGAGGGTTTAGGTCCATATGGTAATTTTACTAACTCCACATACTCTATTGCGTCCTTTTCAGTTAAAGATGTTATAGACCAACCAAGTGTAGAAGTTAACTCGGAAATGTTTTTAAATAAACTTTATTTAAATAACGCTTACGGGCCAGAAGGTGGATATTCGGATTTTATAAAAATATACACTACGAGTCAAGGTATAGCTAAGGTAAACGAAGGAGAGTATCCTGATTTTACCCCACCAGAGACTGGGGCAGGTTTATTTGGTGAAAACCCATTTAGGATTGTAGCTCGTTATTATTCACCAATGGACATACTATTAGGGGTAAGTGCGGAAGGACTTTTATCCCAAACATTGTTACAGGACAGTCCACTACAACAAGCGGGAGCGAGACAGCTAAGGTTTGAATTTCAAGAAAGAATAGCACAAGAACTTTATCAAGAAACAATTGGTAGACTTAGTTTTGTAGACGCATTACAAGACCCTATAGACGCTTTAGATATAGTTACGGGGAGACAACCCCTAATAAACAGAGATTATACTATAACACAACCTAAATCACTCGTAGGACAAGGATTAGACTTTGTATCTAGACTGACGGGAATATATGTCCCGTATTCTTACATACCTGGAGATTATTTTGAATTAGAACCACCTAGAGGACTAAGCAGCGTAGAAAAATCTATTTCTGACATTACAGGAATATTGGGAAGTTTAGTGGGAATACCACGGAGGAGACAATCCCCTTCACAAAGATTTTTAGAATATACGGGAGGAGGAACAAAATCAAAACTTTTTAAAGCAATCAGATATAATAAATATGGGCCACAATATGGTGAAGGTGCACAGGCACAGACCGCAATTGGTGCTGCGTTTGGTGAAGTTATAGATTTTGTTGGGGGAGGTATTCTGGGTTTTGGTAATAACCCACCCAACCTACCACAATATATTGGAGGGCCTAGAAATAGGATTGCCGACATGACAAGTCCACCAGATAACACATATGCGGGTAAAAATTATGTGCAAATGTTTGGTCCCGACGCGGTAGCGAAAGAGTTCGACTCTAACGAGTATGAATTTGGGATGCGAGGGAGAAACTATAGTGACCAAGGAAATGTCCCAGGGGGATTTACATGGTTTACGGATAAGACACCAGGAAGTGGATTTTTAAATAGTGTAGGTTCCTTATTTAACGCTAACGCTAATAGTAATAGGGTAGGACCACAGGAACCAGGAGCGACACAAGGGCCGGAAGGGTCTACAGATAATACCACACGGCATCAAGTACCAAACTCATACGACGACACCAAATCTACTAACTATAAATTTAGACAAGACAGTCTTATGGACACTACCCAACAGATTATAGATTCAGTACCTAAAGGTGGTGCCGGTCTAAAATCTGTTTCTCACGCTATGAACCAGGTGAGTAAAGTTTTTAATGATGGTTATAAAGAATTAACAAAAGGTTCACGAGTTAAAAAATTTGTAAATACTGATGCAACATCAGGAGAGGGGATAGAGCAATCGAGAGAGTACTGTAGGGTATGGACTAAAGATGTCCCTTATTACGCGTATGACAGACTGGTTAGGTTTAATATGAACCATAGAAAAGAAACATATTCTGTTTTAGATAGTCCTTACAATTTAAATATTGCACCCCACAGAACCGATGAAAGTGGTAAGGGGTCCAGTAACATTGTTGACGGTAAGGTTAAAAAATATATGTTTTCGTTGGAGAATTTAGCTTGGAGAACAAGTGGTGAACCAGGATTTACATATGATGATTTACCTTCCTGTGAAAAAGGGCCAAACGGAGGAAGAATTATGTGGTTCCCACCATACGACTTAAGTGTAGACGAAGCGAGTTCAGCAAACTGGACTGAGAACAACTTTTTAGGTCGACCAGAACCAATATATACATATAATAATACAAATCGTACAGGAAGTTTACGATTTAAAATCGTAGTAGACCACCCGAGTGTTCTAAACTTATTGGTTAGAAAAGAATTACAAAAGTTAGGACCTGAAGAAACAGACGCTATTGTAGACTCTTTCTTTGCTGGGTGTAAAAAATATGATATTTTTGATTTAGCTAGAAAATGGAAACAGTTCTCAGTGAATGAATTAGAGTCCTTAAATGAACAACTTAACACTGCTGGATTGACAGACAGGGCCACTAGAGAAATTATAAATGAATCGGCAACTGAAAATCCACAGGAGACTAATCCCACACCATTACCAGAATTACAATCAGGACTATACTTCTTTTTTGATAACGACTATCCAGACACTAATACCAACTCTACTACATCTACGGTAAGTTATGTTGCGTGTGCTGAAGGGAGTATGTCACAATTTGGCCAATACCTAGTTCCAGGAGCGAGTTCTTTTGAAGAATATATTAATAGTGCTAGTGAAGCTGATAAACCTGGTTTTAGAACCTTCTTCACAGAAGACGCGGGTAAAAATGGTGGCATTGGTTCGGGTTCAGCTTATGACCAATATAATAACGTATGGCCACAATTTGCTAGAGATTTAAAACAGGTCTTAGATTCCGGTTTAAAAAATGTAACATTAATATTTGATGGTTCGTCAAGTTCTATCGCTACTTCCGCATACAATAAAAATCTTTCACAAAGAAGACTGGATTCCGTAATTAAAATGTTTGACACTTATGAGATTGATGGGAAAAAAGCTTTTAAACAGTATAGAGAGGACGGTACGTTAAAAATACCTGATGGTAACTCCATGGGTGAGAGTCAATGTAACGTAGACACTGGTGGTACTGGTGAAGGTGAAGAGGGGCTTGGGTTAAATGAGACTGGTGTGATAGGGAGTAACACTACGACAGGAACAGTAAATAATTCTGGTCCAGTTTATTCCGCACCCGCGGCAGGATGTAGGTATGTTACCATATCTAGTATTGAATATGAAGATATTGCACAACCAGAACCAGAACCGGAACCTAAACCTCCAGTGGATAGGAAACGAGTTAGGCCTATACAACAACAGGAACAACTTAATATAGAAAATGACAAAAATACCCGAAGAGAAATAGCCAACAAAGTTCTAATGAAAATGGTTACCGAGTGTGATTATTTCGACATGATTCAAGAAGAGAATGAATTTATATATGATTCTTTGAAACAAAAGTTTAAATTTTTTCACCCCGCATTTCACGCTATTACACCAGAAGGGTTAAACAGTAGGTTGACTTTTCTTAATCAGTGTGTTAGGCCAGGAGCGACCATCCCTACCGCCACCAAAAGTGGAACTTTAAACAGAAATGCAGACGCTAAGAACACATCATTCGGTGCACCACCAATATGTATTTTACGAATTGGAGATTTTTACCATACAAAAATCGCTATAGACCAGGTGTCCTTTACTTATGATGAGAATCTATTGGATTTAAATCCAGAAGGTATTGGGGTGCAGCCCATGTTAGCTACTGTTAGTCTTAATTTTAAGTACATTGGAGGACAAGGGTTAAAAGAACCAGTCTCCCAACTACAAAACGCTTTATCCTTTAATTTCTTTGGTAATACTGAAATGTATGACGATAGAGCAGTTTTAACTGTTACGGATGACAATCCAGATGAAAAAGCGTGGATACAGGAGAACTCTGACTTAATTGGTAATACTGGACTCCCAAATCCAGAAGGGACCGCAGACGAAACAGATGAAATAGATACTTCAGCAAATGACGGGATTACTATTGGTGATAGAACCAACTCATTTGGGGGCACTACAGGACAAACGGGCACAATTAACTATAAAAACAACTGGGTAGACCTAAGTACCGCAGCATATGAATATATCAATAGTACTAATAATGATATATTTGATTATGTGAAAAATCAAAATTATGTAGGTTTACAAATATTTTTCTCGGAAAAAGAAATGTTTGAAGGTGAGTATTATAGTGCGACTGCGGTCCCAGGAAGTTTTAATACTAATAATGGAAAACTAATAGGTAAGTCTAAAGGTTGGGAAACTAGACTAAAGGATTTGGAAGACCTTTATAAATTTAAAATCACAGACGGTACGACCTATATTCAAAACATAGCTGTTGGGTTAACTTCATCACAAGAAGATAGTTTAAAAGAGTTTTTACAACACCAACTAGTTGATAGTATACGTGAATATGAGTACCAGTTCACCCAACTAGACCTAGATTTAAAAGCTAGCACCTTAAAGTATGTCAAACACATTAATTCACTTAATATTGTTAATAAAGGTGGTGATGGGTATGGGGAAAACGGTAAGTGGACCACACTTAAGTTATCGGGAGGGACAGACGTTTATCCCACAGTTAATGGAGCGACCCCTCCCACAAACACATTAGTAGAGTTAGGCGACGACTATAAAAACCTAACCAACTTAATTACTTTTTATAGTCAAATATATAACGGGGATAGTGCGGGGTTAATTATTGGTAATACACTTCTTGATGTTGTGACAGCTAAATTAACTGCACCTAATCAATTTAGTGTTGGATGGGACAATATTAGTAATGACCTCAACTCTCCCATTAGTGCGTCACTCACCCCCTTCATTATGGAATATTACTTATTTGGTAATAAATTAATTGACCAGGCCACTGTGGATTCATTAGTTAATACTAACATACAACCATTTAAGGATAATAATAATAACTACGTGGGACAATCATCCTTTATAGGTGAAATGGTAGAAGCCTTATACCCACCACCACAAATGACGCCATTATGGGTAGACTGGTTTAAAAATGAAGTTTCTGAATACATAACACTTAACGAAGATTTCTATATAAGAAAATTTCTAGATATTAATGACGAATTTCTTACAAATGTAACACCCGAAGGTATTAGTACATTATCACAAGGATTAACTGAGTTATCATACCCCGCTAATTTAACTGACCTGAAAGATGATAAAAAACGAGAAATGACTTATGAACAGGTTACGGACCAGAGTATAGAAGCCGATATTAGGGTTTACTCGAGTAAGAGAAGTACGGGTCCTGACAGTAGTTTTAATTTAAAATTCTTTTAATTATGTCCAGATATTATAATAGATATACAGATTTTAATGTGAACGGCGAAAACCTAACTGTTCCGTTTATTAAATTACCTTCATTATCTTCAGATAAGAAAACAATATATAAAGTTAATAGGTCTAGGTTAGATAAACTAAGTGAACAATATTATGGAAGTCCATATTTTGGGTGGTTAATCTTACAAGCGAATCCTCAGGTAGGTGGGTTAGAATGGTATATAAAAGATGGGCAAGTATTGATTGTTCCGTATCCTTTAGTAGCTTCTTTACAAAACTATAAACAAGCGGTAGACGACTATTTCTTTTTCTATGGTAAAAACTTACCCATGAATACCTATACGATACCTAACATCAACTCAACACCAATCACTTATGTGGCACCTGTAAGTAACAACACAACTGGAACACAAGGTACCATAAATACCACTAATGGTGGTATTGGGGGAAGTACGTATTCGTCTTCGTATTAATTTAATGATTAATTATGGCAAATGAAATTAGTAATGGTGACAACGTCTTAGTAGAATTTTCCGAGAACAACATCCTGTTGGTTGACCCAAGTAGAGTTTTTGAGGGAGGTAAAGTAAAGGATAGGTTAGTCGACTCAGAGAACCTAATTATATACGCTAGTTTAAAAGCCAGAGTAGTTCCCCGTAGTAAACTTATTGCGGGAGCAGGAGTAGATAACCCAACACCAGAAGCTTTTGTCGATGTATTCGAAGGAGACATCAATTTTTTAAAACCAGAAGGTAAGAGTTATTATACCAGTGATTGGACCGACACTCAAACGGGAAAGGGATTTGCTACCGCAGGAGGTGCGTTAAACCAAAGAGTTCAAAACACGGTAACAGACCCACGAACTGGACAAGTGAGGGTGAGTGAGGAAATTAGTAATAGGTTAGATTCGGAAGGTTTTGGAATTAATAATATATCTGTTACTTTAAATAGAGCCTTTACCCCGATTGTAAATATTACATTTACTGACGTTAGAGGACAAACATTGTTCGAACAAGGCCCTAATTCACCCTATGCTGCGTTTTTCCAATTACCTTACCCCCTATTTAAATTAAAGTTAAAAGGGTATTATGGTAAAGCGGTAGAGTACCAACTCATGCTAGAAAAATTTAATGCGTCTTTTGATGCGTCTACAGGAAATTATAATGTTACGTGTAACTTTAAAGGTAGGGTTACAGCATTGCTGGCTGACATCAACCTACAAGAAATGAGGGTGGCACCATATATGTTTTCGAGGTCTTATGAGGTAGATAATGGTGAAGACGAAAAAACTTCATTTTTCACTAGTAGAGGTAGACAAACTTTGAGTCAAGTATATGAAGCGTACAAGGCTAAAGGTCTTATCGATAATCGATTACCGGACCTAACGATTGACGATTTAATTGATAGGATTAAAGAGTTAGAAACCGATATAGAAAAAAAATTAAAAAGTTATAACTTAAATGCTTTAGATGATATTGAAAAATATGACAAATATAGTACTGGATACCGAAATAAAATATTGGCAAGTGGAGGTTGGAGAGCCACATATATAGATACAGACATAAACTCGATTACGGGACCTCAGGTAGATGTAAAAACTGATAAAGTTTATTACATGTTTAAAAAGGTATATAGGGATAATCCCGTAAAACAAAAAGACGCTTTTGAAAATTTAAAAAAGAGGATAAAAGAAGGTAATGAGGGTCTTTTAGGTAATAAAACGTTTGGTACGGGGGGTGAACAAGCTATCCCCGTAGACATCAGGTATGAAGATTTATTGGCCGCTCCTCCGACAGGATTTGAAGATAGCACTAATAGCTGGTTTACTTTTGAGATATTCGAAGAGAAAATAGGGAAAATAATTACCGTGTTCAACACTAAAAGAACCGAGATAGAAAAAACTTTAACTGCCGCGGTAAACACTGTAGTAGTAGAGTCACTAGGTTTCAACCCCACAGTAAGAAACATATTTGCTATATTTATTTCTCACGCGGATACCTTTCTAAGGTTGATGGACGAAACCCACAACCAAGCCTTTGCTGTTAGAGAAGACCCTAACAGGTTAAACTCGATTAATGGTACGGGTAGCCCCAGTAGTACTGATGAGGTTGTTATGGTATATCCCTGGCCTCATTACTACCTAGAAGAAACGGACGAAAACGGACCACAATATGTTAGCACTTACCCTGGGTCTACTAATGTACTTGGACAAACTAAGGCTTACGACGCCACCCTTTGGCCTGAAGTTAACTTTGTGGAGGAATTTTTTAAAGCACAAGTAATAGGTAATGTGGATAGTAAACCCGAGTTTGCGTTAAATACCGTTGGTGGAAATTGGGTGCCTATCACCTCATTTGAGTTAGGAGAAGAACAGGTTTACATTAATAAATCTATAGTACCATTCAACTATGAAATATGGGACCGTTCCATAGTCTTTTCATGTTTTTCTGGATTGTCTACACGACTTAAAGAAAACGTGGCAAAAAATACATTTTATGAACTAGCTAAGGTAGAAGCCGCTAACATCAAAGAGTACTTAACTGGGTTATTAGACCTTAACGAATTATTGAAAAACCAAACTTTCAACTACAATACGTTTTTAACTTACTTAAAAGAAATTTCACCCCTAAATAACTACCAACTACTAATTAGGGACCAATTTAATACACCATATATAAGACTTAAAAGTAATAGCGGGAGATTTACTCTAACACCCTTTAACACTTTTAAATCACTAACATACCAACTAAATAACGGGGAAATAGAGAGTTCTTTATCTACGTTAGATAATGTTTTGTCTTCTGGAAATGTTAGGGATAATAACATCTTGGAGACATTTCCATTTTCTCATTTTGTTTCAAACGACCCAAACACTTCTTGGACAGTAAATAATTTAGCTGCGGGACCACAAATATCTAGTTATGAGTCTTTAAATAGTATACAACAAAGTCTAGCATATCAACAAGACCAAAAAGTATTCGCTTCTATAATACCGGACAATACCACATCTTCGGTATTGGAAGATATTCAATTTTATACTGACGCGGATTGGGCGTCTAAAACAGCTATAACAGATTTAGCGACTAAAATTGATACTAGATTTATCAATAATCAAAACACTAGAAATTCTTGGGAGGTTTTTTATGAAAAAGTACAACTCCAAACAGACAGTAGTTATGTGTGTAATCAAAATTTAGTCACAACAGAGGGAGACCTAGATTATGGAGATAATTATGAGGGGGAAATCTTCTCTAAACAAATTACTTCATTGTTGAATACCCCATACTTTATTAATAGTATGGTCGAGGGTGTAGATAACGAGATTAATAATATTGACTCACCTTATAAGTCAGCCGCTTACCTATTCTTACATTCTTTACCCCTACCTACCTTAAGGGAAAAAACATTACTATCTAATCAGTCTACGTATAATTTATATGGTGACTATATCGCTAAAACTCTGAACCAGGTGTCCGCGACACATCCATTACCTAGTGCTTGGATTTTAAAATATGGGGCAATTTGGCACAGATATAAGGAGTTCATTAATAATAATACGGACTTTTTAACTTCGGTATGGACAGATTTCGACGCTAACACATATTTTAACAATGGTAGTGGTTTGGTGTACACATATGATTTAAATGTGGGTCCTAATAACAATTTAATGAGTTTCGGAGGACAGTGGTCCCCTACCCCCACGATGGACCAACTTAATTTAGGTTTTTACCCTGAACTAAACAACTATATTTATTATTTCGTTACTGGGGAGTTATTATATGACGGATTTAACATTAGTGGGTTCCCCATAACAGATAACCAAGTCAACCAACTTATAACCCAAGAAGCTTTATATTTAAAGAATGCGGAAGAATTAACCATAACCTCCTTAACGACGGACCCAATACAGACCAGAGCAAATTTTTGGTTTAACTACTACGATTTAACTATGGAGTCTTATTTAAGTGGTTATACTACGGAACAATATCTATTATTTCCGTGTGAAGGTGGAATGAAGAAATCCCAAGTGGAATTTGAAGTTAGTTCACCATATTCCTTAACTAATAACCCCAATGTAACTAATGGAGCGGCACGGCTTGTCTGGTCACTTTCTAACTACGGATATTTTGAACACCATCAGAACACTTTTCCACAACCAGACCAGTACCTAAAGAAAATAATGGTAGACCAAGAAGAACAACTTTCTTTTAACATTACCAATAATGAAGAATATGCGTCTATTGAAGAATTATTTGACATATTTAGTCCCGAAATTTTAGATACGTTTGAAGGGTACTTCTTAAATTTTAGTGAGACGTTTAATGTTGACCCCCCCATTGCTTACGAAAAAGAAGACATAATGAGTCTAAATTTCCAACAGATAGTTAGGGAATTCTTAAAAATAGACCAAAATAAGGTTAACGATAGTCAAAGCAATACACAGTTAAGTTACAATTTAGGACAGACACAATTAAATAAAATTAATTCTACACTTAGAGAATTTCTAACCCACCAAAAGGCTTTTAATTTTTATAATCCTAAAGATATTAATCTAGAAGTGTTTAGAAGTTTGACACCTTCTTCAGGAGCAACACCAACGGTCTCGTTTGGTAGGTATACGGGGAACTTACCACCAGATATAAGTTTAATTGATTCAACCACACTATATCTTGATGAATGGAAAGAATTAAGGAAACAGGTGGGGTTCTACACTAACTCACTCTCATCTGCTTACACATTAAACTTAATCTATAATGATAGTGGAAATTATGTTACTGAATTTTTTCGTGAGCTTAATATTGAGTTTAACGTACCTAATATAAAATTGTTAAGGAAAATAATTAGAATGTATGTGACCGTTAGAATTGATGCGGGGGCTACCGAGAATATTGACAATGTAGAATTCTTACAAAGAATAAAAACTGAAGTTGTAGAATCTTGGGAATTCTCCCAGTTCGATTTCCTTAACCAACTATTCATACAACTTAAGACGGTATTACCACAGACAGCTGAAACTCAGATAGAGGAATTTACTGACAATTCCACTTATAATAGTGACGAAAATAAACTTGAACAATATCAAGTATTTAAGACTCTAAACGATAAGTGGATTTCAGGTGAGGAGTTTAGTAATAAATACCTATTTGAAGATTTTTTATTTTATGATGTGGCTAATAGAGATATTGGGGACAAAGCAATAATAACCACGGATGCCATTAAAAGTTTCGGACACATTAATAACACCAATAAAAGTTTATTAACTATAATCGGTTCTTTACTACAAGGTAATTTCTTTAACTTTATGGGGATGCCTTCCTATATTAATTTTTATGGGATGACATCTAATGGGGACACCCCGATACCTAAACTAAGCACACAAGACGAAGCAGACGCACTTTTTGGTACACATCTAGAAGTTGACACATTAGATTCAGGACCAAAATTTTTATGCCAATATGTTGGCCCACCATCTACACAGTTAGGTGGGGAACTCACCAAAAAGAGCAAATATGAAAACGATTCATTTATGTTGGGGAGAACCGTCCAAAACCCACTACTTTCTACCGATTATGACCCACAAAAAAATAATAAAGTTGTGGCGTTTGCCGTAGATTTTGGAATACAAAGTCAAGGTGTATTTAAAGGGATTAGTTTAGACCAAAGTGAATTTAAAAATACTTCCGAATCCTTTGTTGTTACAGAGGCTATGGCACAATCCGCTAACGATAAAAGTATAATGACCCAAGGGCTCAGTTTATTTAATATATATAAAAGTCGTTCCTATACGTGTAAGATAGAAGCGATGGGGAACGTTTGTATCCAACCCACAATGTATTTTGAATTACGACACGTACCTATGTTTAGTGGGCCATACCTTATATTGGATGTAGAACATAACATACAACCCAACACTATGACTACTACCTTTACTGGTGTTAGGGTCCCTTTCCACAAAATGCCTGAAATAAGTCAATTGGTGGCTAAGGTAAATCAAACATTTTTAAATAAAGTAAGGAAGAAAGTTAAACAAGAAAAAGAAATTGCGAGAAAAGGAGGGTTTGAAGCTGAAAGTGATACTGAACTTGAATCAGTTAAAAAAGGAAATACTAATTTTATAGGTAGGGACGACGATAAGGTAGATTATATTATCATCCATGTTACAGCGGGTGTAGATTACGGTGCCGACCCTATCAGTAACATCAATCAACAACATCTAAATCGTGGATTTGCGGGTATTGGATACCACTATCTAATATCTAGAGGTACCGGAGGTAGTAAACCAGACGGTACATTATATGGTGCAAGACCTTATGGTAAGGTTGGAGCACACGTACTCGGACACAATGAAAGGTCAATAAGTGTGAGTATGATTGCTAATTGTGATAAAATGGGGACTTATACTTCAGTTGGAGATTATGCGACAGATAAACAAAAGGATACATTAGAATGGACCTTATTGTATTTGTTATTTAAAGGTGGACTATTTAAAGTCAAGGAATCCCAAACGGGCAGGTATGGGGTAATAGTTAAAACAGGTTCGGGAGACGAGTTGGTGGAAGACCCCACGGAAATTACAGACAATAATAAAGGGGTGGTCCCTAATTTATGGAAGAATGTCTTAAAAGGGCATAATAATTTTTCCAATAAGAGATGTCCATGTTTTAGAGTGGAGAGAGAATTGGAGGGTAGATTGGGGGTAAACCTAAGAAAAAAATTAGCGATAGTGGTAAATGAGTTAAATAGTATTGCACAATTTAACCCATTTAACAGTGATGAAACATCACAAGAAAAAATGATAGACATTATAGGTTTAGGTAAAAGAGGAAGTGGTGGTGCTTATGTTCCTAGTCCGTGGGAGACCAACTCGGGACAATTTGGTGGAAACGATTTAGCTATGAACTAATTCAGTGGTTTACAATTATTGTAATATTTATATATAAAATAAGATTATTATGAAAAACATAGAAAAAAATTTAGACACATTTCTAGGCAACAAAACACAACCTAACAAAAATGTTAAGGTCGAAGAAGAAGGCTTTGAAGAAGTTTGTGATAAAGATACTGGGGAATGTACAACCGTTAAGTCGAAAGACGGACTTATTGAAAGAGTCAATAAAAAAATAATCGTAGAAGACGGTAGAAGTCTTTTAATGGATTAAAAAAATATTAAAATGGGTCGTAGAAAAGAAATTGAAAATATTTTATCTGAAGAATTAAAAAGATTTAATCAGATAGGTGGGTATGTTGAAGGCCTACATGAACAATTTTTAGGTTTTAGTAACGTTAAAAGTGAATTGGGTGAGCAAGCAGAAGAGGGTGACGAAACTACAACTGATGATTCAGATGATTTAAATATTGAGTTGGAAGATACTACGGATACTGGTGACGATACAAACACAGAAGAAAGTGGTGAGGATTTAAATATTGAGATGGACGACTTAGGTACAGAAGAAGATTTGGACTTAAATGAACCTAGTGGAAATTCAGAAGAGATTGACGTTACCGACATAGTAACCATTACTAAAGAAACTGGTGAAAAAACGGAAGAGTTGGAAGGCACTATAGGAAAACAAAAAGATAGTATTGATTCTCTAATCTCTAAATTAGATGACCTGGAAACCAAACTAAATGGTATGGATAAAGTAATGGCGTCCATAAATGACTTAGAAGGTAAGATAGAAGAGTACAGACCACAAACACCAGAAGAAAAACTAGAACTTCGTTACTTAGATAGTGGACCGTTTAACCAGTCACCTAAAAAATATTGGGAGGATAAAAAAGGAGATTTGAAGAAACAAAAAGACAAACATGAGTACGTATTAACTTCGGATGAAGTGGAGAACGTAAACGACAATGATATCAAAAATAGTTGGGCCTACAGTCCAGAAGATTAATAAAATTAACCACATAATATTGGACAAAAAAAGGGGGAGGTCATTGACTTCCCCTTTTTTGTGTATTATATTTTCACATATAAAACTTTTAATTAATTAAAAAAAAAACAAATGGGCACTTTAGACGCAATTTTAAAACAATACGAACAAGGACAAGTTCAAAGTAACGGACCGAAAAATAATATTAGTAGAGAAGACAGACTTAAAAAATACTTCGCTACTTATCTACCACAAGGAGAAAAAGAAGGTGAACGTAATATCAGAATTCTACCTACTAGTGATGGTAGTTCACCATTTAAGGAGGTGTTTTTCCATGAAATCCAAGTGGACGGTAAGTGGGTAAAATTGATGGACCCAGGAAAGAACGGTGACGGTTCACCAACAGGTGATAGGAGTCCACTAAATGAAGTGGAAGAAGCACTTAAATTAACTGGTAACCAGAAAGACAAAGACATCGCTAGACAATACCGTTCTAAGAAATTTTACATTGTTAAAGTGATTGACCGTGACGCAGAAGATGACGGCGTAAAATTTTGGAGATTTAAATGGAATTATAAAGGTGATGGTGTAATGGATAAGATTATCCCTATCTTTCAAAAAAGAGGAGACATTACAGACGCTAAAGAAGGTAGAGACTTAACTTTAATGTTAAAATCAGTACCACTTCCTAGTGGAAAAGGCAATTATACGGTTGTATCTATGGTTATGGCTGAAGACCCATCCGTATTGGCGGGAGATGAAGCTACAACTAAAGAGTGGTTAGGAAATGTAGAAACATACAAAGATGTTTACGCACAAAGACCTGTAGAATATTTAGAGGCTGTATCTAGAGGGGAAACACCAGTTTGGGATACGGACCTTAAGAAATATGTTTATGGTGATACTGAATCTAGCATTGATATGGGTGGAAACACACCTCAGTCACCTATTAACACTACTACTACAGTAGACCCACAAGCAAACGACTCAGAGTCTGACGATTTACCATTCTAATAGTAAAAACTAATGGCAATTAAGAAAAAAAGTTTTAAAGACATTAAAAGTAAGTTTTCTAAGAAAGCTTCCTTCAAACCAGACAGGTTTTTTGATTTGGGGGATGCGTTCTTAGACGCAACTGGTCTACCAGGTCCAGCTATGGGACACATTAACATGTTTTTAGGGCATACCGATACTGGTAAAACAACTGCTTTAGTTAAAACAGCGGTAGACGCTCAGAAAAAAGGGATTCTACCCGTGTTTATAATTACAGAACAAAAATGGGATTTTGACCACGCTAAATTAATGGGTTTAGATTGTGAAATGGCTGAGAACGGAGAGTGGGACGGGTTTTTTCTATTCAATAATGAGTTTCAATACATAGAACAAATCACCGACTACGTCAATGAGTTATTAGATGCTCAAGAAAGTGGTGAATTGGAATATGATTTAGTGTTATTATGGGACTCAGTAGGTTCTGTCCCGTGTAAAATGACCTTTGACGGTAAAGGTGGTAAACAACATAACGCGAGTGTATTATCAGATAAAATCGGTATGGGAATAAATCAAAGGATTACCGGTTCTAGAAATACGAATTCCACACAATTAAATACACTGGTTACCGTGAACCAACCCTGGGTAGAATTACCGGACAATCCCTTTTCACAACCTAAAATCAAAGCTAAAGGGGGAGAATCACTATGGTTAAATTCAACCATAGTGTTTTTATTTGGTAATCAGAAGAACTCTGGAACCTCTAAGATAACAGCTACTAAAGATAAAAGAAAAGTTAAATTCGCGACACGAACCAAAATATCAATTATGAAAAACCACGTTAACGGTTTGGGGTATGAGGACGGAAAAATACTAGTAAGCCCACACGGATTCCTTAAGGGTAAGGACGCTGGAGAAGAAAAAAAATCAATAGAAGGGTATAAGACTGAAAATTCTGAGTACTGGAAAGACATTATAGGTTCTGATGGAGATTATAACTTAGCAGTTGAAGAAACTGGTGAAATATTTTAAATTAAAAAAAAATGGAAGAAAATATGGTAAAAGTAGAAAAAGGTAACAAAATTAAAGTACATTATACTGGCACTTTAAATGATGGTAATAAATTTGATAGTTCCCACGATAGAGGGCAGACTCTAGATTTTGAAGTCGGTACTGGTCAGATGATAAAAGGATTTGATGAAGGTGTAATAGGTATGGAAGTAGGTGAGACTAAAGACTTACACCTAAAGCCAGAGGACGCTTATGGACTAAGAAAAGAAGAAGCTCAAACAGAAGTTCCTAAGAAGGCACTTCCATCAGACTTTAACCCTAAAATTGGGGAAACAGTTCAGGGTCAAACAATCGATGGAAGGCCGATTTTAGCGAAGGTTAAAGAATTACAAGAAGATAAGGTAATTTTAGATTTGAACCACCCATTAGCAGGTGAAGAACTTAATTTTAATATTGAGTTAATAGAGATAGGAAAGTAGTGTTTAATTTGATAATAAAACAAAATGTTAAAGACATTAGTTGTCGATGGTAATAGTGTATTACAAACAGGATTTCACGGAGTAAAGGATTTTTACCACAATGATAAGCATTTTGGAGCTATTTTCTATTTCCTTAACACTCTTAAGAAAAATTTAGAAAAAGAGCCCTACGATAAAGTAGTTGTCTTCTGGGACGGTAAAAAAAATTACAAATATCGTAGGGATTTATACCCACCATATAAAGTAAAAGATAAAAAAAGACTAGACAAAGACAAAGTTGACGACATGTTTCGTCAAAAAAACAGAATATCACAATACCTAGAAGAGTTTTTTGTCAGACAAGGAGGGTACGGTAGTTGTGAAGCGGACGATTGTATTTCATACTATTGTAAACATTCTCCCCAAGAGAGCAAGACAGTTCTGACAAATGATAAAGACCTATTACAGTTAGTAGACCAGATAACGACAGTCTATCTTACTCATACTGACACCCTAGTCACATATGAAGATAAAATTAAAATAGGTAAACTCCCATTAATGATTCCTCCATGCAACATCCCAACCTTTAAAATTTTATTAGGTGATAGAAGTGACAATATCAAAGGAATTATGTACTTTGGTGAAAAGTCTTTAATTAAACATTTCCCAGAAATAGAAATAGGTAGGGTGTCTATAGAAGAAATATTAAATAAAACTAGGGGCATACTATCCACTGGAAATAAAGATAGAGGATTAAAAAATTTATCGGAAGGTGTTTCGTCGGATGGAAGAAAGGGGGAAGATTTTTTTGAAGTTAATGAAAAAATAATAGATTTGACTAATACATTTTTAACTGAAGAAGCAAAAACCGACATAATAGATTTAATAAATGAACCTTTGGACCCTGAAGGTAGAGAGAAAGAAAATGTAGTACAGATGATGAAAGAAGATGGGTTATTTACTGTACTACCTAAAAAAGATGATAGTTGGACATCTTTTATCCACCCATTAATACAACTAAGAAATAAAGAAATTAACTATTTTAAAATACAAAAAAACTAAAAATGGAAGACAAAAAAATAACAAAGTTTGAGTTCCTGCTAACATTAGATGACCACATTATCTGCCAACGATTTTTTAATGTGAAGGGATACCGACCCAAAAACCTAAAGTCGGTAGATTTATATGAAACCGTGGAATACATGAAAAACCAAGTATCTAGGTCATTAAAAATGAAATCTATGGATTATTTATTATCCATTTATAACCCCTATACTTGTGCTGTTAACCTCTCAGAACAAGACCGTGAAAACGGAACCAAAGAAGAATTCAGTATCCATATAAAATTGAACAATGAGATAGTAATGCATAGGGTTTTTCCAGCTTGGGTCTACCCTGGAAAGGTAAGGTATACGGTAGACATTAGACCCTTTATTTCATCATTTTTAGGGGACTTAAGTGACGTGTTATCAACCGAAAATGTGGAAAGAAAATATTTAGAAACGACTCTTTAATAGTATTTATTAATTACCCAAAAAGATTTAAAATAGATGAAAGAGAGTAAGAGTTTTGGTTACCTAGGGCACACGTTTCAAGTCAAACTTATTAACCAAATAATAACCGACAAAAAATTTGCAAATAACATAATTGAGGTCATAGAACCAAAGTATTTCGACAATCAATATTTTAAATTGATTGGTCAGATGAGTAAAGAATATTTTGAGAAATATAGTACCCCACCTACCTTTGACGTACTAGACCAAATGACACGATTAGAAGTGTCTTCTGATATGGCAAGAACTAACATCTTCGATATGTTGGCAGAGATTAGAGAATGTGATGTGGAGGACCACTTGTGGATACAAGAAAAAGCTTTAAAATTTTGTAAACAACAGGAATTAAAAAAGGCTATCACCAAAGTTAATAAGATAATTGAAAAAGGAGACTTTGAATCTTATGATAAGTGTGAAGAGTACATTAGGATAGCTACTCAGATAGGTGAGGTAGATGATGGGGCTATGGACGTATTCCAAGACCTAGACGAGGTCCTTGTTGATGACTTTAGAGACCCAATACCATTAGGCATAAATGGGATAGACAATATTTTAGATGGGGGACTCGCTAAAGGGGAAATCGGTGTGTTTTTAGCTCCTACAGGTGTAGGGAAAACCACGATTTTAACTAAGGTAGCTAACACTGCTTATAATATGGGTTTCAGTGTATTACAGATATTTTTCGAGGATAACCCAAAAGTCATACAAAGAAAACATTTAACCTGTTGGTCAGGAATACCGGCACAAGAACAATCCACAAGAAGAGAAGAGGTTCTGGAAAAAATAGCACCATATAAAAACGGTAGGGGGAAACTAATAATAGAAAAACTACCCTCTGATAGGATAACGATTCTTTCAATAAAGAACAGAATAAGAAAATTAGTTGCGGAGGGGAATAAGTTCGATATGATTGTTTTAGACTATATTGATTGTGTTTTACCAGATAAACACTTTAATGAGGTGTGGCAAGGAGAAGGTCTTGTAATGAGACAATTTGAAAGTATGTGTAATGAATTAGATGTTGCGGGATGGACTGCCGCTCAAGGTAATAGGACATCTATAAGTTCTGACGTAGTGACTACTGATATGATGGGTGGTTCCATTAAGAAAGCCCAAGTAGGACATGTTATCATTACATTAGCTAAGTCTCTACCACAAAAAGAAATGGGTCTTGCCACAATCGCCATTACTAAATCTAGGGTAGGGAAAGACGGCATTGTCTTTGAAAATTGTAAGTTTGACAATGCCACATTAGAAATAGATACAGAACAATCGCAGACTTTATTAGGGTTAGAACAAGATAGAGAAAGAAGAACAGCTGAACGGGTGAGAGCCGCGTTAGACAGACGAAACCAACAAATAAATCAAAAACAAAACACATAAGATGAGTGAAAGTCAAAATATGCAAATATCAAATAGAATATTGTCAGACATTACCGTATACATGAAGTATGCAAAGTACCAACCAGAATTAAACAGAAGAGAGACTTGGGAGGAGTTGGTTACTAGAAATAAAAACATGCATATTAAAAAGTACCCCACACTAAAAGATGAAATTGAAGAAAAGTATAAATTAGTGTACAGTAAAAAAATATTACCTTCGATGAGGTCGATGCAATTCGGTGGAAAACCTATTGAAATCTCTCCTAATAGAATTTACAATTGTGCTTACTTACCGATAGATTCGATTGACTCGTTCAGTGAAACAATGTTTTTATTGTTAGGTGGAACTGGAGTCGGGTACTCAGTCCAAAAACATCATGTGGTAAAATTACCAGTAATTCAAAAACCGTTCCCAAAACGAAAGAAAAGATTTTTAATTGGGGACTCTATTGAAGGTTGGGCAGACGCAATTAAAGTCTTAATGAAATCGTATATGAATGGTGTGTGTTCTAGAATCGAATTTGACTTTTCAGACATTAGACCAAAAGGAGCAAGGCTTATAACCTCTGGTGGTAAAGCTCCAGGACCCCAACCACTAAAAGAATGCCTACTTAAAGTGGAAGGTATATTGGAATCAAAAGAAAATGGTGAACAATTATCCACATTAGAAGTACATGATATTATTTGTCATATCGCGGATGCTGTATTGGCGGGAGGAATTAGAAGGGCAGCTTTAATATCTTTATTTTCAGCTGATGATGATGAGATGATTGGGGGTAAAGCTGGTAATTGGTGGGAATTGAACCCACAGAGAGGTAGAGCAAATAATTCTGCGTGTCTAATGAGACATAAAATTACTAAAGAGTTTTTTATGGAGTTATGGCAAAGAGTAGAATTGTCAGGTGCTGGAGAACCAGGAATTTACTTTAACAATGACAAAGATTGGGGGACAAACCCCTGTTGTGAAATTGCGTTGAGACCTAACCAGTTCTGCAATCTCTGTGAGGTTAATGTTTCAAACATAGTGTCACAGGAAGATTTAAATGAAAGAGTTAAAGCAGCTGCGTTTATTGGGACCTTACAGGCGGGGTACACCTCTTTCCATTACTTGAGAGAAATATGGCAAGAGACCACAGAAAAAGATGCTTTAATTGGTGTTTCTATGACTGGAATTGGTTCTGGTAAAGTATTGGATTACGACATGTCAAAATCAGCAAGCTTAGTAAAAAGAGAAAATAGTAGAGTCTCTAGGTTAATCGGAATAAACCAATCAGCTAGATGTACTACAGTAAAACCAGCGGGCACTACATCATTAACCTTAGGTACGTCATCTGGCATCCATGCATGGCATAATGATTATTATATTAGGAGAATTAGAGTAGGTAAAAATGAATCTATGTATGGTTATTTGAGTGAAAATCATCCAGAATTGATTGAAGATGATTATTTTAGAGGTCATGATACCGCGGTAATATCCATTCCTCAGAAATCTCCAGATGGGTCAATCCTAAGGACAGAATCCCCATTCCAACTACTAGAAAGAGTAAAAAAAGTAGCTCAAGAATGGGTAAAAGTTGGACATAGAAAAGGTTCTAACACACATAATGTGTCAGCTACTATTTCATTAAGAAACCACGAATGGGATGCTGCTGGTGAGTGGATGTGGGAAAATAGAAAACACTATAACGGATTATCGGTACTGCCTTATAATGGAGGTACGTATACCCAGGCACCATTTGAAGATATTACTAAAGAAAAATATGATGAAATGATGGAATCGTTAATGGACATTGACTTAACTAGAGTTATCGAGTTAGATGATAACACTAATTTATCTGGAGAATTGGCTTGTGCAGGTGGTGTTTGTGAAATAGATGTGGATTTAAGTGAAATTAAACTAGAGGTATAGATATACCATATTGTCTTAGGGTTGAAAGAGGTAGGTTATTGGGTTAGTTAGGGTGGTTAGTATTTATATGTTATGTGTTTAAAAAAAAATTTGAAAAAGAAGATTTTTATTTGAATGATAAAGGCTTAATGGTATTAACAGAAAAATACCATATAAAAAGAGGTTCTTGTTGTGGTGGAAAATGTAAACATTGCCCCTATTTCCCATCATACCAAAAATCTAATAAAGAACTCAGAGAAGATGTGTACGTTGGACCTACACGGTTATAAAATTGATGAGATGTATGGTGTTATTGATAGTTTTTTGTGTGACCATAAGTTATATAAAACAAAAAATTTAGAAGTAATTACTGGAAACGGTAAGGTAATTAAATCCGTAGTCACTGTATTAGCAGAGAATTACGGATTTCTATGTAAACCACACATATACAATAAAGAAGTTATGTCTCTTTCAGTTTAGAATTATAAAACCTAATATTTATAAATAAAACTCATGGTAGAAAGAGAGACGTTTGGTATAGATTTTCCTTTTCAAGATAGTGCGTATGGTGACTATTTGAAAATGACAGAAACTCCTGAAGCCGAAATTAAAGCTAATTTAATACATCTACTATTAACTAGAAAAGGAAGTAGGTATTTCTTACCGGATTTCGGAACTTCTCTGTATGAGTATATTTTTGAACCTCTTGACTCACCTACTTTTTCGTCTATCGAAGCGGAAATTAGAGAACAAGTCATAAAATACATACCTAATCTTAAGATAACTAGTATTGACGTGACAAGTGCCTTAGACACTGAAGAACTACCTGGGACGATAGTTGCGGATAATGACCCTAGAGTATATAGGGTTGCGGGTCAAGGGACTAAAGAACATACCGCTAAAGTGCGGATTGATTTTACCATAACTAGTGATGCTTTTGAAACACGAGACTTCGTAATAATTAATATTTAATAATGGCTAATAATAAAATATCATATTCTGAGAGAGACTTTGTGGGGTTAAGGGGAGAGCTTCTAACCTACGTTCAGGACCAATACCCAGACCTCATCCAAAATGCTAATGACGCCTCTCTATTTTCAGTGTTTTTAGATTTAAATGCTGCAATAGGGGACAACCTCCATTACCATATAGATAGAAGTCTTCAAGAAACAGTCCTTCAGTATGCTAACCAAAGGTCATCAATATATAATATCGCTAGGACTTATGGTTTAAAAATACCCGGGACTAGACCTTCCGTGTCGGTTTGTGATTTTACCATAACCGTACCAGTACTACAAACGTCAGGAGGAGGTGATAAAGAAGACTTTAGGTATTTAGGCACATTAAGAAGAGGGTCACAAGCTAAGGGGGCCGGCCAAGTATTTGAAAACATTCACGATGTTGATTTTTCGGTACCATTTGACGCTACAGGATTCCCCAATAGAACTAAAGTACCTAATTTTAACAATAATGGGAATATAGTTAGTTATACTATCACAAAAAGAGAAGTGGTTATAAATGGCATAACTAAAGTCTTTAAAAGAGTAATTAGTGGTAGTGATGTGTTACCATTCTTAAAAATATATTTACCAGAAAAAAATGTTTTAGGTGTTACCGGAGTACTCCAAAAAGACGGAACCAACATACAAGCGGTCCCAAAAGCTACTGAATTCATTAACTCCCAAAATAAATGGTATGAGGTGGATGCTTTAGCTCAAGATAAAGTTTTTGTCGTGGACACTAGTAAACCTTCTGATTTACCTGGAGTTAAAGTGGGTAAGTGGAAACCCGTAAATCAAAGATTTATTACGGAGTATACACCCGAAGGGTTTTTCTATCTTACAATGGGTGGTGGTACTAGTAGTGGGCAAGAGAGTTTAGACGACTTTACACAACAAGGGTTTACCATGGATTTAAGTAGGTATATGAATAACCTATCTTTAGGTCTTTCCCCTAGAGCTAATACTACCTTATTCATACAGTATCGTGTCGGTGGTGGTAAATCCACAAATATTGGACCAAATACTGTGAATAGTTTTGGGACTATAGATTTTGTTGTTAATGGGCCTAACGTTAATCTAAATAGGTCAGTAAGTGAGTCGTTAAGTGTAAACAACGTTACTGCGGCAATTGGAGGAGCTAACCAACCTACAGTGGAAGAGATTAGAAACTACATTGGATTTAATTTTTCTTCTCAAAAAAGAGCTGTAACCTTATCTGACTATAAGGTACTAATAGATACAATGCCTTCAGTTTTCGGTGCTCCCGCTAAGTGTGGTGTCATGGAAGTAGAAAATAAAGTAATGGTGAAACTACTTTCCTACAATACAGATGGTACTTTAACGTCTAATGTGAGTACTACTCTAATGAACAATATAAGTGAATATTTGTCAGATTATAGGATGTTAAACGACTACATAACCATCCAACCGGCAGAAGTAATTGACCTATCTTTAGAAGTGGATTTATTAATTGACCCTTCATTTAATAGTGGTGTTATTATCACTAATATAATTAATACTACAAATGATTTCTTTGCTCCTAAGAATAGAGAAATGGGGACAGATATTTTTGTGGGGGAACTAATTAAAAATCTTGCTGCTCAAGATGGTGTAAAAAACTTAATAGACTTAAGAATCTACAATAAAGTCGGGGGTGAGTACTCCAGTAACCAAGTGTCCCAAAGATACTCAAACCCCGAAACTAAACAGGTAGAATTGATTGATGGGGTGATATTTGCACAACCAACACAATCATTTCAAGTTAAGTTCGCAACCAAAGATGTTGTGGTACGAGTAAAATCAACAAATCAAACAACAGTAACCTAATTCGTTTACATATTTTAATCTCCGATTAAATTTGATTTTGAGTAAATAACTATTTATTTTATAAAGAATCAAGTATGTCTAAATCTTATAGGATTAAAGCAAAACCTAATGAAGACAAAAATATTTTTGTTAATTTAGAACAAGACTTTGACCAATTAGAAATATTAAGTTTAAAAATTGTCAAATCAGATGCCTATTCTAGGACATGTGCTGATTATGGCGTGGTCGTAGGTCGTGCTCAAGCAAATGGTGGCTTTGGTATCCCTAACGCTAAGGTTTCTATTTTTATACCTATTACTGATGAGGATGCGGAAGATGAAGTAATTTCACAACTATACCCTTTTAAAAAAATTAGTGATAAAAACGAAGAGGGTTATAGGTATAATCTATTACCTAAAATTTCGGAAAGTTGTAACCACAATGCCACTGGAAACTTTTTTACTCCAGAAGAGGTAATCAATAACCCTGTAATATTAGAGGTATTTGAAAAATACTATAAGTACACCACTAAGACTAATGAAAGTGGTGATTACATGTTGTGGGGGATACCCCTAGGTAATCAAACCATACACGCAAGTATAGATGTTAGTGACATAGGGTGTTATTCGATGAGACCGTATCAATTCATAAGGCAAGGAGTGAGTGCTTCTAAGTTTGAAAGTGCGTTAGAATTTAAAACTTCTGAAAATCTGGACACATTGCCTCAGATATCTTTACAAAATAAAGCCATAGAAGTGGTCCCTTTTTGGGGAGATGAGAAACTATGTGGGGTGGGGATAACTAGAGTAGATTTTGATTTACGAGACTCGGGTGTAGAGATAGTTCCGAGTTCTACTTTTATTGGTTCTATTATTACTGATGATGATAGTAATTACGTCTCAATAGATGGGGTACCAACCAAAGGACAAGGTCAGTTATGTAATCTTACTACAGGTACTGGAACCATTGAAGCGATTAGGCACACGATATTGAAAGAAGATGATGGGTGTACAACTAAACTGGAGAAGTTTAATTTAGATAATGGTGGTAAGGTTATTGACGGAAATGGTGCGTGGGTAACCCAACTACCAATGAACCTAGACTTCTTAATAACCAACGAATACGGGCAAAATATAGTGTCAGACGACCCTAAGGTTGGGATACCTACAAAGGCTAAATATAGGTTTAGAATTTCTTTCGATGGGACAGGTGGGGAAGTTAGAAGCGGAAGATATTTAGTACCTAACCTAAGAGAATACTCAGACCCAACCCAAACGGATAGGTCCTATAATTTTTCAGACAAATTAGAAGATTATCCAGAAGTGACTACACCTACTGATATCTATGGTTCTCCCGCAAATCAATGTGCTGACTATTTTTATGAGTTTGCACCTAATAGAGTATATACAGTCGCTAATTTTATAGATAATTATCGAAAAAATGTGATACACAGCGAAGACAATAGAACAGCTAATAGTAGGTGGAGATTCCTAGGGATTAAAACCATTAACCCACCTGCAGAAAGCCGATGTACGGACATCACTAAAGAATTTCCTGTAAGTGATGCGTTTAGAGGGGGGACCACTAGGTTTTCCACTATGCAAATTACTAGATTATTACAAGTAATAACACTTACACTCACAGCTTTAATAATTGGAATACAACTGTTAATGATGGTCCAATCATTTGGTAATCAGGCTCTTAGAGGCACTACGGTGATGTCATTAATAACCACTGCGGGCATAGCATCCGCTTCGGTTATTAATGCACCTGTAGGTGCCGCGATTATGTCTAATTTCATAGCAGACCTGATTTCGGCTATCTTCGCAGTAATTTTATCTGTAGGACTTATTTATATACCTGTGGGTATTAGTATGGTACAGAATTTTTATGTGGTAAGACAATTATATAATTACCCTAACTGTGAACCATGTTTCTGTGGCACGGCTTATAAATTTAATCCTTATGCACTAATAAGTGGGTTAATGAACCCTAGTGATAGGGTCCAACAAGAGACGATTGGTGACGACCCCGGTAGTGTAAATAATTGTAATGGGGAACGATATATGGAGGGGTTTAAGGAGCACAACGCTTGGTTTTGGAAGGGCAAACAAAACGACCACCCTAAAGGGTGTTATGTTCTCCAGTTTAGGGATGGTGTAATGGTCGCCTATATCACTGCCCTCAGTGCGATTACTGCATTTTGTTTCATCCCTTTTAATGTTGGGGCAATCGGAACGTACGTCGCTTTAAGTCTTGGACTTATGGCGGTATTAATAGCAGTAATAGATAGTGTTTATAAAATATATGTGAGTCTAAATCAATGGAGAATTCTTGCTAATATCTATACAGGTTTGTGTGAAGGAGTATTTAATATGAAGTTTAGTAATAATTGGATTAACGGTACCTTATATTACCCCAAGTTCATAACAAAACAACTAAAGATTAACCCAACTAGTGGCCTACCTACGCCCAACTCCACTACGGACTATTGTGATAGGGTAGTTAAACATATGGATGATGGTACGGGTAGTTTCTTCTATTATAGAAGTTGCCCATACGAATTATCTGAATTTATCGATTATAATCACAACGTTGATGTTGGGGTCGGACCCGCCGCGGAACATAAGGGCATAAATTTCCCAACTACCATAACAGATTTGGGGCCATTGGACCCTTGCATATTGGAACTATGTGAAGAAAATATTGAAGACAGTGACCAATGTATCTTTATTCAGAAATTAAAACCTAGTAGCTTCCAACCCACTGACGAGCTTTTGGGTATGATTATAGAAAGAAAAATAAGTGTAATAAGTGTGAATGGAGATGGGTATTATTCTTTTAACTGGGCTGGAATAAATAAGTTCTTTGGTTCTGACGACGCTCCCAGTAACAATATGAACGTTAATTTGGGGAATAGAAGATGGGGAAGTAACGGTACCTCCAGTAATCCTGGTGACAGAAGGAATAGAGCGATAGATGGTGGTATCGCACAAACACTAGCGACAAATAACCAAATGGGGATATCAGTTTATACGAGTGACGAAACTGACCCGTATTACGGTACTACTACTCCGTGGTACACTAACTTTGGTGTCCCGGGTGAGGACTCCGCTAATGCCATTACTCGGTTTTCTACCAGAATATCATTAATGCCTAGAGATACGGACCTAATAAAATGTATTCAGGGTGGGGTAAATGGGTCCCAAAACACCCAAGTAATACCTTATTATGGGTGGAGGTCTAATGTAGGTTATGGTAATTGGGATAACGACTATGATTGGGGTAACGTAAGTGTAAAAGGAAACCAACAAGGGATACTATACCAAGCCCCAGACAGTGAGGGTGATGATGGGACTTGGGCAACACCATATTATTATGATGGGGGGACATTACCTCCGTTAGGTTATTTTATGAGTGTCCCCTTACCACCAGCTACTGACCCACCTCTATCACAAACAGGAACTTTCAGACTGGGAACTGGGTTGTATTTTTATTTTGGTCTCCGTCAAGGAGGGTCCGCTTACGAAAGGTTCATAAACGAATACTTACCACCAAAAGATGATGGAGAGTAACTATAAACTTATACCACCAGATAAACAGTATAAGGGGGCTCCATTAGTGGACACCGTCCTAAATATTACTTTAGAAGATACTAATAGGCATTTAATAGAGGGCGATATTACAATCCCCTTAAATTTAGCTGAACGTTTTAATGATGAAAGACAAAATTTTTCATTATATAGGATATATGGTAAACTCCAACCCTATATTGAAAACGCTTACTCAGGAAGAGCAGACCAAACCATGTCTAATCTTATCTATAACATGTATTTGACCTCACCTTATTTAAGTCAAAATCCAAACTCAGTAAATTTTATAGGTTATCCAGATTTTTCGGAGTTTGATTTTGTAAGAAATGATGTGGATGAGTCGGTTAATGATGAAACTAATTGGAATTTATATATAACAATTCCTACGACATGTCATGAAGAACAAGAGATGAGTTATATGTGGGAAGAAGGTGGTACTGTGATGGCTTTTATGGCATTTGAGGGCATACCCTACCATATTACTAATAAAACGGTTGGTGGTAAAAATTTATTAGAATTCACATGTCCCGTCCCCCACGGTTTAACACAGGGGGAGTACGTGGTTTTAGATATAAAAGCACCACTTCCTTATAGTTTTTCGAACGGAATTAACACATATCCTGTATATAGTGTAGGCAACAATAATAGAAACTCTACTAAGTTTGTTTTCAACTTATATATACCCCAAGTGGATGTCGGATTCAACCCCATAAGTGACGGCACTATGGGTGTCTTTAGAAGACAGATAGTTAAAGGGGATATTACCACCCTATCTAATTATTATGTATTAATTCATGAAATAATAACTAATGTAGAAGATTATCAGATAACCAAATGTGGATTCGCTGAAGGGATATTTAAAAAGGTAGAAAAGTTCCAATCCAGTACCGAAACCCCAAACGCTGAAGATAGGGTAGCGGTTAAACAAGCTTACCCAACATACCTTTATACTTTTACAAAAGATATAAATGTTAAAAGATATTTAGATAATTTAAAAAGACCTATCACTACCCTCTATGTGAGTATATTTTTAAGAAACAACTTAGGGTATTTTGATTACCCACCTAAGTATGGTTGGGAATGGAATTTTCCCTACAGTTTTGAAGATACGACAGTGGTAGGTAACACAGTAAAAGGGGCACCTGGTGACCCCCAAGTAGTCAGTGGGGTAATTTATAATGAACAGTTCCCCATTGTCCCCGGAAGTTTAAAGTCTGGAAAACCATTAGTTCCGGGAGATAAGTTAAGAGGAGCATTTACTGAATATAATACTTCGGAACTACAGGAAAGAACTATTTCTAAAATAAAACATAAATTTACTTTTAATCCTTACATTTTTGATGGGAGTAAAGGATACGTTTATACTCCCCACTACCCTGTACCGATAAGAGTTTATTCGGACTATATTGAATCTGGAGACCCGAAGAAGGTTGCGAATATCCCAGACTATTCCACCTACTCTGAACTGGAAAAAACTTGGAAATGGAGGGACATCTACGAAATCGGGTTCGTTGAGGGTGGTAACGGTGTGGATTATCCTTTTTTAAATGCTGCACATTACCCTAAAAGGGACATAGATTTTTTTACTTCTCGTACCGTTAGGAGTACAGCGTTTAACTCTAATTCCACAATATCTTTAAGTGGTGCAAATAATACTTTAGAAAATTTTGTAATAGATGGCTGTGAATAAATTAAAATTGAGAGTTAATCAGATTAAAGATGGGGTTTACGACCGTCAAATACTTTTTCCTTTGGGTCAAAGTTATGATGAAGTAGGTAGGGAAGACTTAATTGGTGTTTATGAGGATGAAACCATCGACAAACTTGTGGGAATTAAAAGGGATTATGAGGTCACCAGATATACCCACGCGCCTTTAGAGAATGGGGACCCAAGTCCTAACCTATTCTATAATTTTATGTTTGGGAGTCTAGATTCTATTCTCAACACCTTTACAACTAATTTCCCATCTACACCCACTCCAGTGACAATGTGGGGAAATATCCCACCGTGCCCACCTGGGATAGAAGACTTTTGGACACAATATAGTGACAATCCCATATATTTACCCGCAACCCCAACAACCCCCAACACATGGTACGGATACGATTTTCAGACATTTACACCTGAGGAGACATATAAGAGTAATAAAAATTTCACCAAAAGCTTCTTTAAATTAGACTTATACAATAGTATGGATAGGAAAAAACAAAAATTATTCATCAGTATAATAATAAACCCTATGAACGGAAATAAAATGTTACGGCCCACCTTAAGTGTGCAATGTCCAGTGGATGAACTAGATGGTAGGTGGAACTGTAGACCCGAAGGTGAACAATTCTGCCCTACACCTGAATTTGAGTTAGACCCAGTTAATAATAACGAAGGTTACTTTATTTATTGGTTAAAGGAAAAAAAATTAATAGACCTTAACGTGTTTTATATGAGTTGTAAATTTTACAATGCAAAAACAGGAGAGGTCACACAACTCATTAATGAGAACCAAATGACTATTGATAGTGACACTTCTCAACCCTACAGCATTTCCAAGGAAACCTATTATTATTATAGGGTAGTTTTAAATCAAGATAGGTTTCAATATACCATCTACAAGACTAGTGATGGTACTAGAGTAGGCGAAAACAGTGGTAACCCCATAAACTTTTATCAATATTTCAATGCACCATACTAGTATGGAAGAATATAAATTTAAAATAAAAAGAAAATTTTATCCTGGTGAAACGGAATCAATTCCCCCTAACCTACCACCAGGGTATGTTAATGAAACGTCTTTTGGTGTGCCACAAGGACAGAATTGTTTAAATTGTTATTTTTACAATAGTGGCATGTGTGATTATTGGAATGGTGAAGTTAGGGATAATTACTGGTGTGGCACGTGGACGGACCCACAAACACTCCAACAGGACTTGCCCGACCCCCCACCATGTATAACAGGGGTTACGGTACCCATAATTATTACAGAAGACTTTAATGATATTGGAGTTTATACACCTTGGGACGGTTTAGTCTTACAAAGAGATGTTATAAATAATTTTATATATGTTGGGAATGGTTTATCTATGACGGTAACGAATACATCAGATGTAGATTTTAAAAGATTTTTAACCTTTTCTGATTATACAATATTGTGGGGAGACGGCCAGTCAGGTAATCTAACACTACAACAAACCTCACTGACCCACACTTATCTGACACCTGGAGAGTATAAACTAACTTTAGAGCAGATTAACCCATGGGGTACGACTAGAATTAGTAAAATTATACAACTCCCATATAATGGAAGTGTGGTTATTCCTAATCCGTACGGCACGGTAGAAATACAACCACCAAATTTTGGTGACCCAATAGGGTGTGATACAGTACTGCAGAATTATATCTTTAGTGGGGATAGTAACCCTGACGTTTATGACTTTTTTAGTTTTAACTATGTAACCGTTCCTTTTGAAGTGACTGGACACACCACTACCAGCAACTTAAATCTTTTCATACAATATGGTTCTGGAGGGCTACCACCGACTGGAACAATGATTGACCTAACATCAGAATTGGAGGGGGAGATATTGGAAAATACCCCACAATATACGGCATATACGATTAATGATATTAAATATACTGATTTTAGTGGGGGTACGACATTATTTACTGCGTTAAGTACTGGGTTAAATTCGGAAAATTTAGAGTGGGAATGTTGTGATGAGACATTAAGTGACCCATGCCCGTGTGAAGAAAAAGGTGATACCATACCTAAAGGGGATTATGATGGTAACATAACTTATATGCAGGGCACCACAGTACAACATGATGGGTGTTGTTGGTACTGTCACCCAAAGTCACCTAGTGTTACTGAATGTTCGGGAGCCCCACGATTCGACGATAACGTATGGCAACCATGTTTACCGTGTACTAACGAGAGTTCCGTAAACCCTAGAAGTTCTAATATGGTAATAGAAACAACAGAATATTCCCCTTCCTTTACTTATAATAGGGGGGATATGGTGTCCTTTTACGGAGCCTTATATACCTTTGAGGGAACAAGAATACTATCGGATAGTGGGGCCACTGAGATTAGTACCGTCTCGGGATGGATTGAATTGACGTATGACTCCACCTATTTAAATAGTGATAATATACCTGTGACGGAGATTAGTCCCTATCAGGACCAAAATGAAAGAGTTTGGATTGGTGGGTATACCACCAATCCAGAATTTAGTGTAGAGGACTGGGAAACCAAATCCCAACAACCTGTGACACATTATAGTATTTGGGAAAATATTAAAAATAAATGATAGATAAATACATAAAATGTCCGAACCAATATTAGACTACGCCAATGCCGACTCAGAGGTCAGGCTTACCATGATGGGTGGGCCCAACCCATGCGGTGCGTATTACCCTACGTCCGGACCACTGTGGACCGACAATATTGTAGAAGAAAAATGTTGGTCAAAAAACCCTGACCGTAATTATGGTAGTAATACACCACAACAGGGTTCAGGGTTTTGTTGTGACATGTTCAATCGAGTAAATCCCGATACGACCGGAGACGCTTGGGAACTGGGACCTACTTACAGCCGATTCGATACGGTTGTTGGAACAGGATACTCGTGCCCTGGTTGTGGTCAACATTATTACAATAACACTCCATACGCAGGGTTCGAATACCCCGCGACTGCATCAAGTTTACAAAACCCATATTGGACCGATACGACGCCCTGTGAAGTGGACAGATGTGGATTGCCACCTGCAATCTGGAGACCTACAGAATATGTGACGCAATGGTCTGCATGTGTGTACCACATCGATGCTGGTTGTACAATGAATCACTCGTTTGGTTTGATTATGGGTGGGAATAATCCTACAGTAAACATAGCACACCCTGGGTCCCCCAATGGAAGGTGTAGTAGTAATTGCATGCAATTAGGTATAGGATATTGGGAAAACGTGGCTGCTGGAGAATATATGAACCCCCACCAACCTGGACACTTCGATGATACGATTATTTACGATGGTGAAATGGGGACTCCAGACGCTAACGGTAATTCTGGACCTACGGGGCCGAAGTTAATTTGGGCTGGGTTTTGCCCAACTCAAATGGAGGAGGACAATATTGACTTGGAGACTCTCGTTAATTATAATATCAGTAGTTGTCCCAATGGTGGCCCAAACCAAGACCGACAAGAGTTCGATTTAGAACCTGGGGGTGGTGACCAGTCCGTACCAGGGTTAGGTGATACTACATCTATTGAGTGGGACCCTGATTTGGGAAATATCCCACAATCAGTAGATTACCCATTTCAACAACTGACTGCGGGGGGTACAACGTATAGAGGATATTTACCTGACCTTGGTGTTGTAAGTCCCGATAACGCATGGGGGTTACTTTCCCCTGCGTTGGGAGGGACTGAATCACAACCAGATAGTTATTTGTGGGCCCGTAAAAGTGTTTGGAGGGTGTCAGCCGCTAACGACCAACCATTTCCGACTTCTGACGAAGATGCTTTCCAAGTTTGTGAGTACACTAGTTTTGGTTGCACAGACCCTTCTTTTGGTAGTTATAATGAGGACGCGAGATTAGATTGTAATGGCACACCGACAACGAATACGTTCTTAACTTCATATTCTCTTATAGCTACGTGTGAGAATATAAATGGTGACCCAGGTATTTGTTGGGGCCCTGACGGATTCGCCTGTGGGAATTGCATAGACCCAAATACGAACACCTACTATACAGCCCCTACTGACGTTGGTGGAGGTTCTGTAGGGATGGGTGAGTATTATGACGGAGCTGAGATTATGTCAGAATCGAGTCCAAATATTCCATTGGAACCTGGAGGGTGTACACAAGAGATGTTAAACGCATGTGGAGCAACTGGAACACTGACTCCGACTGCTTGGAATTTAATGCAGGTCACCAGACCATCATCTTGGTTATATGGTGGTGGCGCAGCCTCAATCCCTGACCCAACCGTAACAGGAGTTAATGGAGAAGCACGCTTTTGGGATAAAGACGGTAGAAACGTTTTGGAAGACCCAGACCTTATAGGAAAGAGACCATTATGCCAATGTAGTAATTCGGGATGCCTGTACCCCGACGCGGACAATTATTCACCTATCAATACCACTGATTGTAGTGATATGCCAGCCCCCACCGACCCTTCTATTTTACCGTACTGGGAACAACATGGTGATATATCTTGTTGTAGATTACAAGTGTATGGGTGTTCAGACGATACTTCAGATAACTATTTTTGTTCTATAGATTTAGATGGTGACGACATTCCCGATAATGCTCAATTTTGTATGACCTCGGATACTGGTATACCGTGTTGGGATGAAGCTACTGGTTACAACCAAGACTGTGATGATAATGCCGTCCTGATGGATTTGACAATACCTAACACCAATACCTCCACTGGGTTATTCACGGTAACCATCCAAAACGACGGAACATGTGATATGTCTTTAATACCTGGTTGTATGGATGATGGTGGTTTAGGTTTGGCCGGTACTCCTTGGATGGCACCAGTATTTCCAGGATACGCGGCAATGAATTTTGACCCCGACGCAACAATACACGCGGCATCTATGTGTGAATTTATGTTTGGTTGTCCCGACCCCTTAGCACAAAATGTTATAGACGGATTCCCAGTTTGTCCAATTAATGTGAATATGACGGGGACCATTGATGAAGTAGTGGATTATATTTATGGAGGATATGGCCTCACCATCGACGCCGCGTTCGTAGAAGATAATTTATTTCCGAATATTGAATGTTGTGATTATGAACTTGCTGGAGAAGGTCCTGGTTGTACTGACCCTAACGCTTTAAATTATAATCCATTAGCAGGTACAGATGACGGGAGTTGTCTATATAATATAGAAGGTTGTACAGACCCAGAAGCATTAAATTTTAACCCACTTGCTACTTTAGACGACTCTTCATGTTTATACCCTGGAGACTACCCTGTAGAAGGAAGTAACTTCTTAGATGGCAGTGAAATGGAAATATGTAGAGAACCATTAACAAAAGAAGAGGTGTTAATGAACGTTTGCCAACCAACAGAAATACAATCAGAAGTATTTATTGAAAGAGGTAAACAATCTGTGTTTGAACCCAACCAAAGATTAGACGAAGTAAAGACGATAGGAGGTTTAAAAATATACGGATATGGGTTTTATAATATAAAAGAATAAATATAAAATAAGATGGCATTAGGAACATACGGAATAAAAAGATTGTCGGACGTATCTCCAGAAAATGTGGAGATAGTTTCACTCTACACACCTAGTAGAGAGTCGGCTAGTGAAACTATTATTAAAAAATTAAATGCTAAAAGTATTTTAACACCATATTACCATAATACGGAAACTGGTGGAACTCCAGATATTGAATTACTTGGTGGGGTATACAACTTAAAACTACCTTACAATGACTTTAAAGATAAAGGAATTTATAATTTAATCATTAGACCTTTAGAGATTAGAACATCTATAACTGATTGTGGGGTGCTCTCATCGTTACCAACCGTTAAAGGGTTAGTTTTTGATTTAAATAATGTGCCGACAGAATCTAGAAACAAATTTGTTAACAACGGATTAGTGGGGTATAGGGTAGAGTATTTAAATAGTGATGGTACAAAAATTCCTAATTTTTATAGAATTGTAACATCGTCTTTTTTCTGTGAACCTGTAACACAAAATGTGACTAATAGTAACCAAAAAGCTATTCGATATAGATATATAAATGGTGGAAGTAATTTACTATTTTGTACATTAACACCTACATCAGCACCCTCTAATAAACCTACAGCTTTACCATACATAGGTCAACCAGCACAAAATGTTATTATTTGTAATACACATTTTAATCCTATCCACTTGGAAATAGAAATGGTAGATTATGATGTGGATAGTTTAGGTATCGCTCTTTATGGTAATCAAACTAAATCACTTAGTGATGGGGTATATACCATATACGACACTAATAATAATATTTATAAACAATACAATTTATATGAAACTAGAGACCAGTTTGGTGAACCACTATATGAGGTAAGACAAGATAGGGGCAATAACATTGACTTTACAAAAGCATTTAGTAATATCGCGCAACAGTAATGGCCACAATTTATAACAATAATAGTCTTATACCTGGAAATGGTGCTGATGTGTTTGGGGATAAACTGGTCGGCAATCAGTTTGTTGATGGTGTTTCACAGTTTACTCTAGGTAATTTTGAAATCAAAAGTAACAACAACCAAAAAGACTCTAGAGATTTTAGTTTAGGGAATTTTTCAGAACCAATATCCCTTGAAACCCTTAACATTACTAGCCCTGAAGAATCTAGAATAATAGCTTCTAATAGGTTGGAAGTTTTTATAAATTATAATAGGAGTAATGTTACTAATTTTACACTTTATGGCTCTTTAAGGGAACGGTTAAGAGTAGCTGTCACAAATATCGTTAAAAACTTCCCAGCAGCGGTTATTTTCAAGAAAACAAGAACTTGGTTAGATTACCTTAGTGGGGAAACGGCTACCAACATTAACTATGACCCGAATATCAATAAAACCAATTTAAATCTTAACGTACTAAACGCTTATAACCCATTTAATATAGAATATAGTATTAATGGAAATGTTTACACCGACCCTAACGTCTCACCTTTAAGGAATTTAACGTTAGAATATGAAAAGTACTCACTGTTTTATGGGGATAAAGAATATCCTTTAACTTTTCTAAGGCCGACAACAGGGACGAGTAATACCGGAGTTATTAGGGTCGTAGTTGAGGGAGACCCCTTTAGTGGCACCTCAACAACCAGTGAAACTTTCTATATTAGACCAAACACACTAACAACTGAAGAGGTGTTTGATAGTATGGAAGATATGGAAAAGTTCTTAGTCGAAAGAACCACTAACCCCATATATACTGCGACATTTGACCAACCAAGGGAAACGAGTACGGGTAGCATTATTAAATCTAGTGTATCAGTAACTTGGCCTTCATCAGATAATTGGAATCTGATTATAGACGGTAGTCTTTTTACAAGTTATTTAAGGCAACTATACGATATTGCGGATACTTACGATTCTTACAAAACAAACCTAGTTTCTAGATTTTTAACAACTGCCTCATTAAAAGAGTTTGATACTTATGATGAAAAAGTAGATAAAATATTAAAAATATATGGTAGGAGTTTTGACCAGATAAAAAAGTATATTGATGGACTGGCTTACATGGCCACTACGACTTATGACGGGTTGGATAACATACCTAACGAACTATTAAAGAATTTTGCTCAAACGTTGGGGTGGAAAACACCGTCAGCTATAAAGAATGAAGGTCTTTTGGATAGTATGTTTAAACGAAACACTACTACGGAGTACGAAGGTCTAGCACAGAACCAAACACCAACTGAACTTAATTATGAATTATATAGAAGGTTACTAGCGAATACAGCTTATTTGTTTAAATCTAAGGGGACTAGAAGAGGCATTGAATTTATGTTAAGATTTGTTGGGGCTCCTGAAGCGTTGATAGAGTTTAATGAGCATGTTTATGTTGCGGGACAACCTCTTAATATGAAAAATTTTAAGGACTACTCATTAAAAATTTCTGGGGGTACGTACACTGAAGAGGTTCCTGTTTTTGACACTTATTTTTCTGCGGCTACAGGAACTTTTCCACCCATAGTTATTACTGGGTATACATTTGGTTATGAAACGGTAACACAGACCACCAATATCATACCTGAAGCTCTTCCAGTTGACAAAGAAGGGTATCCGACAGTGCCACGATATGGGGAGGATTCCTATTTCCAATCAGGTGCGGGATGGTTCGAAGAAACTATAGAACACCAAGGTAAAAAGGTAATAGATTATAAAACCTCAGTTTTTACGGGAAACACTCCTTTTATTAAAACAAAATTAAATCAATTTTCTTATGGAGAACCTTACTTACAACTCTATAGGAAGTTTCCAGATTCTAAGTTAGGGTTTCCCATTGTTAGGACTGTAGATAATAAAAAATCTTGGGTAAGGAAAGACTCACACCAACGAAGGTATCTAAATCTACCCGATAGTGGAACTAATTACCAAACAGAAAACGATAAGCTTGTTGTTAATGTTAAAAACGTTGATATTTTCTTAAATATTGGGCAAGGTTTAGAGTGGGATGTCTGGAATTTTTCTAAAAAATATAGTTGCCCTTTCGGACCGAACGCTTTAAGTTCCCCTTACCCTGGGGTAGGTGGGCCTGACTGGACGGAAATAGTTGCGGACGCATCTAAATTATCGTTCTTCGAATTTGCTCAGAAATTCTGGACCGTTTTAATCAACGTTAAAAATAGGTTGACAATTGATGACGGACATGCTGGTGGTTATCCCACATTACTTAGCATATATTTAGATTATTTAAAGAGCGACCAAACATGTGGAATCCCAAGTAACCAATATACCTATGAAAAAATGGTCGCATATGTTGAAAACATGGGTGATTATTGGGTAAGGTTACTAGAACAACTAGTCCCATCGACAACTATTTGGCAAGGTGGGATTAAATATGAAAATTCTATATTTCACAGATACAAATACGCTTACAAACACGAACCATTATGTAATGATTTAGAATGTTTCGGTTCATTTGTTAATTGCTGTTACCCAATAACAAATAACATTTTAGTGGACGCAGTAAAAGAATGTGGGGGATTGGCGTTTTCGGGAGCTACTTGGCAAAACAAGATTACGTTAGGTGGTACGGTTTATACTGGTAACACTTACTACAGTAGTACTACAATAACTGACATCCCTAGTACAGACATATGGTTAAATGATATGGTTAGTATTGTAAGTGGCATTACGGCAGACGTGACTGACCCTAACCATGTCCTTACGTATTATCTAATTAACGACAATAATACACCCGTTGGAATCCCCATAGACCAACCAAATTGTATTGTAATACAAGGTCCGTGTAGTGGAGGTACGGATTTATGGAATTATAATAACGGTTCACAACCAAACTGTTTTAAATCAGATATTTGTCTTAATTTACAAACTACACAAGCAGCCCCACTGCCTAACGGCACAGATATTTGGGCATTTTATGATACTACTTCTACCTATGGGGATACAGCTTTAGCAGCTAAAACCACATTAGATGATTGGGTTACTAGTTTAGGTACTGATTTCACAGGTAATGTTTACCATATGGGAGTCGCCACGGAAACGTGGTTAGAATGGGCTAGATATCCAATATCTGGTGGAACAATAAATTTAA